TATATCCTATTTCGTCTAAAATTTCTTCTCGAGTTTTGTCTGATTGGATGCTAGGGTCTATTGGGAATGGGATTAATGATTTTGATGCCTTTGTATCTTTAAATGTATTTTCTAAATGGTGAGGTGTTACAAAAGCATACCCATTAGGTTCTAATTTCTTTTGTTCGTTAGGATTAAAGTAAATGTTATGGCATGTTTCTACTACGACCCAAGGATGGGAGGAGTCATATAGTTGTTCTTGTATTTCAAATGGAAACGGGTTATGACCATCAAATCCTTCAGGTATTTCTTCTATATGGACTACGTCTATGTTATTATCATAACATATTTTTATAATATTTTGTTGAAATTCTTTATTTCCATGAAGAGGGATAAAGTTGTCACCCAATAGTTCTTGGATTTGGTTGCGTTGTACCACAAATGTAGGACTATACATTTTCCATTCTACAACAAATATTTCAATATTGTCGTTATATTGTTGTAGAGCTTGTATACGTTTTAATAAGAATGCGGGCATTCCACCCGTACTTAAATGTGGTGCTATAAATAAAACTTTCATAGGTACAACATAATGAACCTAATTCAATTTATCACGGAATTTCATTAATGTTTCCAGTAGTTTCAGTAGTAATGTTTATTTTGGATCTTGAATTCAGTTTTTTAATGGAATTTAAATCTTTCTGCATTACGTCCGGGATGATATAACCCCTTAAGTTAATATCAAAAGTACTTTTAACTAGTCTATCTTGACCAGCTGTCATTTCAGCAGCAGTAGTAAAAGAATTTACCCTAGTATTAAATTTAAACCTTTCCGGATCACCCCAATATGAATCAGAAGCATATTCTACGGCCTCAATTATATTATTTAATTGTTCCATGTAGTAAGTTTGAACAATACAACTATAAGTTACATTAAGGTAATCAGGAACTACTATGGTGTTAAATTGTTTAGTAGGGGTTCTATTATTTAATAAGTTAAAGTTATTATATGAGTTTTTGGCATTGAAACCCTGTTGGAAAGTTCCATATAAGTTGGGTGAATTAGAGTCTAGTTTATTGTAAGTACTTCTATCTTTTTCTATAGAATCTCTTTTTATTATTATAATTGGAAGCATTACTGATCCTCCTTTATCTCTATAATACCCATCTCTTTGATATGATTTCCATCTTTCAGGATTACCATATATTATAGGGACTGTTCTTCTTTCTCCATTTTGATATACAAAGGGTTGAATTACATTATTAAAATAGTAAAATACAGCCTCATCAATATCTTTAAGTCCTACTGAAAATGTTTTTGAAGTATCTCCTTTTTGGCTGATCTTAGTTGATCTATTAAATTCAATTCCAGTTTGAGATTTATTGGGGTTAACATCTTTATTGGGATTTCCCCTTTCAGTATCAAATGCGGTTTGCAATCCTTTACTAATTTCTACTTGTTTTTTAGGGTATGGTTTAAAATCAGCCATTAAAATCTTTCTTTATAAGGTGAAATTGCTACTTTATCGTCAGGAATTTTATATGTTTTAATTATAATAGATAAGCTAACTCCAAAATCTTCTAAACCTGGGTTTAGTGGATTCGCAGTACCATCTGAATTATTATTTGGGTAATCTGGGTTTTTACCTACAAAATATTGGTTAGATACTGTAGAATCTACACCATAATAACTTTTTTGGTATAGTATAATATCTCCTATTTCAGGAACCACATTGGCATCTACTAAATCATCTCTAAAAAATGAAAATTCAATCCCTTGATTAAACCCAACTCCTTCATCTCCTTCAGTATATGCTTGGTCTTGTCTATTTATTAAACAATTAAATAAGAAGGGACCATCATAATATTTTTCACCGGCTGCTTCCCCATAAATACTTACACCAGTTTCTTCTAATTTAAATTTATAGATAGCGGCTTGTTGAGTTACAATGTCATGTAATAACTCTCTATTTAACCCTCGTATTAAACTCACATCTCGTGAGCGACCAAACATTGCCATATTTATCTATTTTTTCCCATTAATAATGTTAGTTGTTATATATACTAAATAACTTTTCATCAACCAATATAGATTGTATATGGAACTTGTTTTAATTCCGTTTGTTTAAATTCTGCTTCTTGTGATCTTCTTTCAAGTAATGACTTTCTAGATGTTTCATCAAAATAAGATCTTAACCTTTCAATTAATGAATTCTTTTCGGCTGTTGCCGCCGTAATTAAGTCCCCTTGATTTAAAGTAACATCGGCATTAGGAATTGGAATATTACTATATTTACCTCTAACGTAACCTAACATTTCTTTAGATATTGCTAGAGCATATTCAAAAATCCATTGTCTACCAACTGAGTTTATGTTTGTGTATGTTGGGTTTGAATATGGAGAGTTAGAAACATTAGTAACATTTCCAGGAGTGTTTGTAGCACTACCTGCTATTCTTTCTTCCCTATTAATATATTCAAACCTAAAATTACCACTTCCTGTTGTTGGGACTGGAAAAATGGTTAAATTATTATTTTTTAATTCAAAGCTATAATTTGATCTTCTAACTTGTTCACTTATCTCTATAGCTTGTATCATTGCCATATCGAAGTTAGTAGGCATCATCATAAATGCACCAATACCAGGGCTCATTCCACCAAAACCAAAGCTACTCATTAAGTTAAGACCATTTCCTAAATAAGGATCATATATCTTACCTATTGCTGGGGAGCTTTCATAAAACACTCTTTTAATTTCAATACTACCTGTTATTCCTTGATCTATGGCCCATTCTTTTAAATCGTAAGTTTGTTTACTTGCTGTTAAGGGGAAAGAACCAGTATAATAAGTTACATTACCCCCTGTACCAGCTTCAGCACCATACATTTCAGTTAACTTAACAATAGGTTCAAAACTAGGAGTAATAACACTTGTATTCAAGTTACTACCAGTTGGTAATCCTTCTAATGTAAGTTGGTTATCTCTAATTTGGTAAGAGTATAACTCATTACCGTATACAGTTACTGCTTCTTCAAATGCTGTAAAGAAACTCATATCCTGGAGTTCTACATCAGTTAGGGGGTATCCTAAGCGTTGAGCACAAAATTTTGCTACTTTAACTGCATCAGTTTGAAATTGAGGGTCATTATCGTAAAAACCAAAAGGTGTTAAACCTGTGGTCCAACTTGGACTACCATCGTATATGGGAATGTTTGCCATACTATATTTTTGTTATAAATATGATAAAAATAGTTAATCCCTAAATTTCTGGTATACTCCAAGTATTGGGGATACTATACTATGTCTATGATTTTTTTCTAGTGTAATAGTTTTGAAACCCTCCACTTGTTCTTCAAGTCTACTTAGAAATGAAAAACCACTTTCTCTTTTATCTTTAAGATCTATTTGACCCATATCCCCACAAATTACCATAATAGAACCTTTCCCAAGTCTACCTATTACTGTTTCCATTTGAGAGTGTGTTACATTTTGTGCCTCATCTACAATAATGAAGGAATTAGTAAAAGTTCTACCTCTCATAAAAGCAAAGGGTACAATTTCTATATCTTCCTTTTCTAAGTGTTTGTCGATTTTTTCTCTATTATATAGCATATAAAGATTATGATATATTGGGGCTAACCAAGGATCCATTTTTTCTTTTAAATCTCCAGGTAGGAAACCTATGTCTTCCTTAGAAACTGTAGGTCTTGTAATTATTATTTTTTCTACTTGTTTTGTAAAGAAAAAATCTAATGCCGCCTGTGTTGCTACTAATGTTTTACCCGAACCTGCTAAACCACGTATAACAGTTATTGGGTTGTCTACCACTAGAGCTTTAGCTTCTTTTTGTTCTTCATTTAGTTGTACTTGAAACTTAATAGGGTTTTTATTTGGTCTACGTTTTTGTGTGAAAACTTCGTCAGTATGGTGTTTTGATGCCATATATTGGTTTTAGTGATAGATTAAATGTAAGATGGATAGTAATGTTGTAGATACATTAAAAAACATAAATTTTAATAATATAACATACATTTTAACTATAACATATTACTTTTATTATACATATGAAAAGGATAAAAAAACCCGGCCTAAGCCGGGTTAATTTTATTAAGAAATATTTAAATATCTACTAGATAGTATTTAAACCTTCTACTTTGATTGTACCATAGAATTCCGGGCGAACCATTTTCTTAGCATATCTAGTTAACAATCCTTTTCTTGGTGTGAAAGTATCTGGATCGTATACTAAAGGAGTCATAATTAATGGAATGTATGGAGCAAATACTGCACCTGATTCTAAGAATTGTGTTCCTCTAAATCCTAATAAGATTTGGTTTTCAGTCATGTAAGGGTTTTTGTAAACCTTGATCTTACCACCACCTAATGCACCCATCTTCTGTACACCAAAAGCATAGTTTGATTTTTCAACATCACCATCTACGTCACCTGCAAATCCTGGAATAGATTCGATGATTGTAGAAACTGCTGGAGAAAGTACCATAAAGTTAGCACCACCTCTAAGAGTTTTCTGGTGAATAACGTTAGATAATTTCTGGATTTTAGTTCCTAATGTTTGGAACCATTGTCCTTGTGAATTAAAGAATCCTAAGTTATTGTTGATGTCACCACCAGCACCATTGTCAACGATTGATCTGTTGTTTACTGCAGACCATACTTCGCTACCAGCAGAAGCATTTTCCATTAACATATCTAAGATCTCTAAATCGATTTCTAAAGAAATGTATTCAGATAAGATAGAAGTTAATTCAGCTTCAGCATCTAAAGCGTGGTATGCATTTAAATCTTGTGCGAACTCAGGAGTCCATACAGCTTTCAATTTTCTAGTTTTAGCAACGATTGCAGATGATTTCATCTGTACATTGATTTCTGGAATAGAGATTGCAGCAGCTTTTGGAGTTAAGGCAGCATTTCCGTCTTCGAAATCACCACGTGCATTATCTTTTGTTTGTAGTTGATAAGCAACATCTAAAGTAGCACCAGTAACATCTGCTAATAAAGCAACAAATACAGTTGCAGTGTCAGCAGCATTTCTTTTAGTGAAAGCAGAAATTTGTACGTCATTAGCACCATCTTTCAATTGAAAAGCTCTTACACCTTCTTTATCTAAGTTTACTAATTCAGTATCAGCAACTGTGATAGTTTGATACAAAGAAGATCCAGCAATTACAGATGCAGAATATTCTGAATCGAAATTTAAGTCAGACCAAGAAGCAGAAGCTTCAGTAACAGTTGCTCCGGTTTTTGTTACTTCATTAATTGAGTATCCGAAACGACCTGCACCATAAAGACCACCTGAAGTGTCATTTGAAGCAAACCCGTCTACAGTACCATATAATGACCCATTTTCAGCTTGTCCTGATTTACCAGTTCCGTATTGGAAATCTAAATAAAATACAAGACCTGAAGGTAAGTTCATTGGTTGTACTGATACAAATTCTTGAGCAGCGATTTGACCAAATACTTTACGTACTAATGGTAAAGCTACACCAGCCCATTGTTCTCCTGTTCCTGTAGCGAAACTAGCACCTGCTACACCACCACCTGATTGAGAAGACTCAACTACTAATTGCTTAGCTTGGTTTTCAAGGATAATACCCATGTTTGTTTTGTGGGCACCTTTAATTCCTTCTAATAATCCTGTTTTTTCCCATTTGCTAGATAATCTAGCCGCGTCACTCTGTACTGAGTGATAAGGGTTTGCGCTTTCTAATAATGAATTTAAGCTCATTTTTTTAAGTTTTAAGTTTTTAATTATTTTTATTTAATAATACCAGCCAATTTTTGCATTCTCATGAATGCATCGTTTTCAACGATTGGTTGTTTTGCATTAGGAGTTAATCCTGTTGCTTTTGAAGCACTACCTTTTACTTCATTAACTGATGGTCTTGTCATCTGAGATGAAATACCTTCGTTTAATGTTTCAAAAATAACTTTAGCTTCTTTTACGGTTGCGGCTTTATCAAAAGCTTTCAACACTTTTACTTTCTTATCTTCTGATAAGTTTTTAGCTTTGAAGATTTTGTTAGTATAAAGTAATTTAGCGTTTAATAAGTTAACTTCATTAAGTTCCTTTTTAAGTTCCTCAATTTCAGATAATGCAGATAAAACTTGACTTTCATCTACTTCTTCTTCTTTTTCGCTTACTACTACTTCTTCTACTTCTTCTTCTTTTTCCATCATAGGTTCTACTTCGTCTTCGATTTCGATATCCATTTCATCTTCTAATCCAGCTTCTTCGCCTTCTTCTTCTGATTCTACTTCTTCTCCAGCTTCTAACTCACCAGCTTCTACCATGTCCTTAATTACATCCTCGATAAAAGATTTAAGATCATCTTCAGTCATGTCTTCTAAATCAACTTCTTCTTCCATTTCACCTTCAGCTTCTTCGTCTTCGATTTCTACATCTTCAACTTCTTCTTCTTCAGTTACTTCTTCAGTTTCTTCAATTTCTTCAGATTCTTTAACTTCTTCTTTTTCTTTACTTCCTTCGAGTTCTGCAAGTAACTCGTCAAGATTGATTTCTTCAATCTCTTCTTTTTTAGCTTCTTCTACTTCTTCAGTTTCATTTACTTCTTCTACTTCTTCTAGTTCTTCTACTTCGTTAGTAATAGTTTCGTCGATGTCTTCATCGTCTCTATCCATTTCTTCCAATTTAGCAGATAACATAGATTTTAAGTGGGGTGTAAATGCTTCTTCTAAAGCAGCTTTAGCGTTTGCTATTGCGGTTTCTTTAACCGATTTAGCATCAGCAATTGCTTCTTTGAGCAAATCTCTGTTGTTTGACATAATCGCAAAATTTAAATTTGTGAAATACGGTTATTAGGAACCGTAATAGAATTAATTTGTTTTATTGACACCATATAAGAGATGGTGTATTATGCGTATAAATATATAAACATTTTTCAAGAACACAAAAGACGCCAAAAAGGCGTCTAATGTTTATAATCCGTCGGTAGCGTCCGAAGAAAATATTTTTATATGATAGGACATGAACCCTTTGAACAAAGGATTTCGTGTATTACTTTATTAACATTTGTATAATCATAAGTAACTATATTTTTACCTTCATTTAAGGTAGTCATATATGATCCTGGGTTTGATGGAGTTGATACGAAGTCCCAACACAATAGTTCGAAATCGTCTTGTACTTCCATTACACCTTCTCTATTTTCCTCTAAGGAACCCATACCACGAGATGATACACCTACGGTAACACCTGCTTTAATTAGTTCTTTAAGTATATTTCCTGATGGTGTTGGTAATACTTCTATTTTACCCATTACATTATCTCCATCCCACCAATACTCTGATATTAGATGTGATACATTTTTTAGGTTAATTACCTGAGATTCAGGATGGTCTAATTCTCCCATTGCTCGTCTTTCTTTAACGATTTGAGAGTATCTATCCATTTCACGTTCCCATAGTTCTCTTGAATAGTAACGACCATTACCATTTTTTACTTCGGCAGTCGCTAGTATCCCTTCGACAAGTAAATTACCATTTTCTTTATTAACACTTTCGGTTAATACAGAAGATGATAGTTTAACTGTATGGGTTTCTATTAAGAGTTTTTTGTTCATGTTATATTTGTACTTCTCCATGTTCTAAACCAGCAACTTCTTCTACTTCTACATCATCCGCTTCGTCTACAATCTCGGTTTTAGTATAAGATTTACCACACATTTTTTCATACATTTTTTCCATCTTAGCTTTTCTTTTTTCTAAAAGCTTGATTTCTTTTTGCATTCCTTTGATAGCCTTTTTATCTACTAACTCAGCTAGATTTTCATCTTCAGATACCATAGATAAACGTTGTGTTTTAGCTTCAATCATTTCATCGATAGTATCCATTTTAGCTTCTAAAGCTACAACTTGACCTTGTTTATCGATTTCAGCTAACTTTGATTCTACAGAATCTTTTTTAGATTTTTTACCTTCATTTAATCTATTCCCAAAACCATCATATTCATCTTTATCGGATAAATGAGCCATTATTCTATCTTCTACATAATCTAAATCTTCCATTTCTTCTGGGGATAATTCATCTATATTTAGAAGGTAAGTATTTATAAATTCTTGGTCTACCCCATGTTTATCCATTACATCTTGTAAAGAATTATACTCTCTTTCAGATGAGATTTCTTTTATAGGGTTTTTAATTAAAGATTCTTTAACTACTTTTTTAAGTTTATCTGAGTACCCGCTAGAAGCATATTTACCTGAAACTTCTTCTAATTCAGCTTCTTGATATCCCAATCCTTCAATTCCGAATGCAGCATTCTTCATATAATATTGTCCATCCTTTTCTAAATTTTTAGAAACTATTTCTTTAATTTCAGCAATAGATTTATCTGGGTTTTGTTTTGTTTCAAAATAAACACCATTTTGTACTTCTTGTCCAATTTGGTTATCTAAATTTGACTTATCTTTAGCATCAAAACCATGTTCATTAACTTCATCAACTTCTTTAGTTGTTTTTTTCTCCACAGCTTTTGCCTCTTCAGCTAAATATTTTGCGAATTTAATTTCAAATGAAGTTTTTGGTGTTGCTTCAATTTTATTAATAGGTTTAAGGTCAATGTAGTTTTCATTGATTAATTCCTTAAATAGTTTTTCTGCTTTTTTCATTATTGGTTATTTAATAAAGTTTCTATATCGTTTATGTAATCGTTGATTAAATCCGTTCCTGTTACTACTGCGTAACTATTTGGATTTTCTCTATAATATTTAATGGTTTTAATTTTGCTTTGACGTAATACTTTTTTTATATCTTCTAATCTAGCTTCTAAGGAGTCAAAAGCCATGATACGTTCATCATGGAATTTATTTATTTTTTCTTCTTGTTCTACTACTTTATACTTATACATATTAAAAGTTTTTTACCTCTAAACCACTGCCCTTTTGTACATAGTTACCGTTTTTGTCTTTAGGTACTAATTTATAAGCGAATTTTTTAACATAATAGTTATCTTTTACACCTTCTTCAGATGATTTAGGACCAGGACCTAATGTTGCTCCTATACCTTCAGGTAATTTTTCTTGTTTTTTGGGTTTTTTAAAAGCATTTTTAGTTAAATAAGCACCGGCACCACCTGATGTAGACATTTCATCAACACCCTCTTCATTTACTCCTCTAGATTTTTTATATTCTTCGGGGTAGTTGTTTCTAGTATGGGTTCGAATAACGTTTCTAAGGGATCTAGCTTGTTTGTAAATATCTAAAAATACTTTATCATCTTTAACTTTTTGATATACACCTTTAGCAGTTTTAACTAAATCATCAGATTCGTCAAGTAGTCTATCTATATTAGGTATTTGAGAAAGAGACCAAGATATAGCACCCGTTGTTGGGTCAATATCGGTAACAGTAGATTTAGTACCATTATCAATCTTTACATCACCTACTTCAATTTCTTTAAGTTTATATTTGTACGCCATTGGTAGATTTGATTTCTTTTACTAATTCATAATATTGTAATAAATCAACTAAATTATCACTATCAACTTTAGATGTTTTGTCTAATTCCACTAAAAATTTAGATACTTCAGTAATTTTAATCTGTGTAACTTTATCTTTAATACCTTTAGATTCTTTACTTAGAATAGTTTTTAACTCATTTATTTTACTATTGTAAAAATTTCTTAAACCTGGGGCAGAATCTACTGAATTGATATATTCTTTAAGGACTAGTTTTTGTTCGTTTGATAAATTATCATACTTACTGTTAAATTTTTCTAGAAGAACTTTATAAGTAAGAATTCTTAAATCTTTATCGTATGTTTGGAATTCTTTAAGAACATCTTCTTTAACTTCTTTAGTATTTACTTCTTGTTTAGTTAAATGTTCTAGTAAGGTTATTTTATTTTCAATTAGTTGAGTAGCATTTGTGTTACCACTAATATTATACCCTTCAATTAAGGTATATAAGGCTGCTAATTCTTTATAATTTGTAATTTTAGAACCAAAGAATACATCTATATCATAGTGTTTTTTGATTTCATTAATTAAATTATATTTTTGTTTTTTTAAAGTAGTACGATTAAAACTTTTTGAGGTTTCCAATATAGTACTAACTACCATATTAGCTCTGCCTTCATTTAAAACCTTAGATTTTAAAACAGACTCATATAATTTATACTCTCGACCCAAAGGGGTTTTAACGAAATATTCTTTTAATATATCGATAGCAGGTGAATCTCCTCCTTTTAAAGTATCAGCCGTAATTTGACGTACTAATAATTCAAATAAAATTCCCGTGTTTTTGTACTTTGAATGCTTGATTTTCATCTAAAAAAATATATTTTGTTATAAATATGAAAGAATTTTTACTCCTTTAATTGTTTTTCGTCTAAAAGTGTACTATCGTCTTTATCTTGTTCAAATATTAATACCTTTTCATTCATTTTCTTGAACATATCCCTATTTTTTAAATAAGATATTTGAGTGTTTTCTAAAGCTAACCCTGATTTGTTGGTATCTGTTCTACTATTAGATGAATCATTTTTATCAGTATCTTTCATACGTTTAGTTCCTAGTGGGTCTTTACCAAAGTTACTGTCTTGTGTCCCGTGGTTAGATATTGAATCTTTAGGACGACCTAAATCAGCATCTGTATTATAACCATCAGGTACATTACCTGGGTCTGATGCTGTTCTTCCTTTACCATACAATGAGGCCAAATCGTGTGGTGTACCATATGATTTACCTGTTTCTACTGGGTCATTACCTTCAGCTTCTATTTGGTCATTTCTGAATTTACGTTTTGAATCTGCACGGATTAAGTCTCTATACTCATCATATTGATCTTCTGATAGGTGGAAGATATTATCATATATCCAATCTGTTGGGAGTAAATTTTTCTCCATTAATGCCGTTGCTAATTCGGTTTTGGATTTCATTAGCTCAATTTTCTCTTGTTCAAAGATAATTGATGGTGTTTGCATTGATAGATCAAAGTTAGTAAGTGCTTCATCTCTATACCCTTGTGAATATAAATGTACTAATGCAATTTTATTTAATTCAGATACTAAAATACGTTGAAGACGTTCAATTGTACGTGCAAAACGAATATCTTCGGCGGCTAATGTTGCTTTTCCTTCTATATTTTCATCATATCCTAAAAACGCTTTTGGTACCTTTAAAGCAGCGAATAATTTATCTCTTAAATATTCAACATCTTGAATACCATCATATGTTAATCCTGGTGTTGTGTCAATTTTTGTTGTTGTATCATTTCCACGAATCGGGATGTAAAAATCCTCCATCATGTTTTGCATATTATACTTTAAATTATATTCACCTGTTTTTTCATCCATATGAGGTGTACGCTTCATGTTAGAAATTGTTTTTTGCATAAAAGCATCAATTTCATTTGGAGGTATACCACCTACATTCATATAAAAAATACGTTTTTCAGGAGCACGTGCAATTCTATGGATTAACATAGCGTCTTCCATTAATGTATATTGTTTAAACAATTTACGTCCAGGTTCAAGATATGAACGACCATATGGGAGGTAATTAGTATCACCAATTAATCTAAAATGTGCCATTTCATAATTGTCAAAGAAAATACCATTTTCGTTATCCCTTTGGCCTGGTGTTGAATACATACCCGAACTAGGATTTACTAAACCATCTGGTGAGTATTTAAATCTTACTTCTGCAGGATTTTTAATATTTTGCCCTTCTTGTCTTTCAATGTGATATGCGTTGTAAGGTATAACATTATACACTCCAAACTTTTCAGCAATTTCTAACTTTAAGAAAAAATCGCCATATTTTGCCATTGAACGAACCCACGCCCATAAATTAAATTCAATATTTAAAACATCATAAAATAAATTATAAAGTACTTTTTGAATTGCTTCATTAGATGAACGAATAGATAACACTTCACCCATATCATTCTT